GGCTGCGGCCCCGGCTGCGTCCCTGGCTGCGGCCCCTGCGGCCCTGGCTGCGGCCCCGGCTGCGTCCCTGGCTGCGGCCCCTGCTGCGTCCCCTGCGGCCCTGGCTGCGTCCCTGGCTGCGTCCCTGACCGTCGAGCAAGCCCTGGCGGACGGCGCATCGAGCCAAGCTTGGGTCGCGTCGAGGGCGGCTTGGACGCGCGGGTCCGGATTGAGGTAGGCGACTCGTTGCGCCGCCAGCAGGGTGAATTGGACACATTCGCGTTTCATGCCGAGGCGCCCCGCGACCCACAGGAGGTCGGAGACGCTCGCGCCGGCCGCCAGGGCTTGCTCGACGGTCAGGGACTTGCGCTTGCCGAACAGCTTCAGCCGATCGTCCAAGCCGCACGGATCGAAGGCGATCAGTTGATCGCGGGTGATACTAAGCATTGCCGGTTTCTCCTGTTCAGGTCCTTAAGCGCCTGTATCAGCCGACCGCTTGCGGACGATCGGCTGTCAGAGGGACTTAGGCGAAGGAAGGCGGGACGATGGTTCCGACAACCGCGTCATGCACGATTTTCGGAACCACGGTCCCGTCGACCGTGTAGTATCTGCGCGCCTTTAGCTTGGCCTCGTAGGCGCGTTGCTCGGCGCCGCTCATCCGGTTGAATTTGGTGCGCGACCAATCGGCCATACCGTCCCACTCCCGCTTGACGCCTTCGGACGCTTCGATTTTCTCGCGTAGCGTCATGACAACTCCGTCAAAGCGGTATCGCTTATCCAACGCAATGTTGAGGCGCCCTAGCTGCATGGGCGAAAGATTGGACGTTTGAATCGTGGCCATGGTTTAGGCTCCCGTCGAAAGCATGGCGGCTGTGACGATCTCTTCCATGCGGGCTCTCTTGTCCGCCAGCGTCGGCGCCTGAAACGGGACGCGCGCCCTTGCCGCGCCGGTTAGCTCACGATCTGCCATATGGAAGCTGGCGGATCGCAGGAGCGTCTCCTTTTCGTCTAGCGCCAATGCGGCGCGGCCGACCGCTTGGCTCGCGTCGATGAATCCTTGCTCGGCCGAGAAGCGGCCTTTGTGCTTGGCCAGCCGCTCGCGGGCTTTGCGATAGTTGTCCCATGCGCGGTCGCATGTCGCCGCTACGCGATGGTAGTCCGCGCGAGCCTTAGCGAAGTCAGGGGTTTTCATGGCGGTTTCCTTCTAATCAGAGCTCTAGCCGCTCGGCGAAGTCCCTGGCGCAATGGCCAGGGACAAGGCGGAAAGGTTAGGCTTGATCGGATGCAGCTTGTTCGCCAGCCGTGACCGGCCAGCGGATTTGCTTTGCGCGGCGCCCCCATTCATCGTCATCCATGAACACGCCAGCTCCGACAGGCAAGCCGGCCATGGCTTCCTCGTAAACCGCTCGCAAAAGACGCTTCGCTTCGACCACGCTGTCAGCTTCGACAGCCAAGCGGAGCGGAATTTCCAAGTGATACATCTTCGTAACCATTTTGCCGGTTCTCCAAGGGCCAAGCGCCCTGCCCTCATTCTCTAACTCTACACATATGCGGTTGTCAATGCATACACATAGGATTTTCGCTAAGAAAAGATATCGATCTCTTCGTCCGGCTCATCCGCCGCGTAGAACTCTTCCTTGTGTGATCGCGCCTCTTTCAGGAGTGCGGCTGCCGCTCGGATCTCCGGGTTGTTCGGCCAGGTCGGATAACTCACGCAATTCTGACGCTCCGCCAGTCGGCCCTTGTGGCTCTTCCCCATGACCATCCAAAACGTTGTGTGCGTCAGCCAATCCTCGTCGTCGATGAAGTGCATCGGCCCGCCAAGCGGATTGGGATGGTCGCCCGTGCTACGCCAGGGAAAGACGCGCTTGGCGTGGGCTTGGTTCTCCGGGCTTAGTTTGTTGCCCCTGCAGCGGTACATGGCGGTTTCTCCTATAGGGAACTTACCCTTGTTCGCTTATCGGCCATGGTCCGGCCGTCGTCAAGGGCGGGTAAGGCGGGTAATAGGCGGGTAATGGCGGGTAATTTACCCTCCCGGTTCCAGGGTGGGGTGCGGGTAAGAGACGGGGTAGAGGGATACTAAGGTTCCCTACCCGGTCTTACCCTCCCCCTGTACCCGCCCTTTTCTACCCTAGCTGTGAAGAGGCTTTTCGGTGGTGCGGGTAAAAGTCGATTCGATAGACCTGGCCGGATAGGTGGACGGCCGCAGCGTAACCCTAGGCATAGCGAAGCGGCGATGCAGTGTGTAGGGTTGTAGCCGGGTCGCGCGTGGCGCATAGCTAATCCCTACTCACTGACTAGGGATTAGATCTTCCACGTATCTCCTACCCACTGACTAGGGATTAGATATCACCTATAACCCTATGCATATCAAAGCCTTAGCCCCTCTCCCCGGCGGAAAGGCTAGGCAGTGGTTCGGGGAAAACGGGGGATAGGCCGGCTGCGAAAAATTATTTGACCTCGCTCCCAGATTCCGGCGAAATATTGGAAACTCAATAGCTTAGCACCTAAAATCCATATCGCTTGACCAGCCTCTCCAACCTGCTAGCCTGATCTCGTTCCTCCGGCCTCCACCGAAGAACCTGCCCCGCATCGGTCGCTTGCCGGTTCCCGATGCGGGGCTTGACTTCTTCCCGAGCCAGTGGCCATCCTCAAGCCTCAACGCCGAACCGAGCAGGACCTTCACCCATGGCCACCCGCAATCTGACCGTCGCCGAAGTCATCGACCAGGCCCTGATCGCCGCGGTGCGTATCGCCTCGGGCATGGGGCCGGTCGGCCATCATGAGCTCAGCGCCGTGGTCACCAGCTTCCGCACCGCCCTGCTATCGGTAGCGACCTACGATGCGGCCAACCCGCCGACCGTCGAGGAACCCGATCCGGAACCTGTCGAGCCCGAAGGCGCCGGCGAAGTCGTCACGGCGGAAGCTCCCGCTGCGGGGGTTGAAGCCGAGAACCTGTTCGCCTGATGTCCGAAGCGGGGGCCCCACCGACCATCCCTCCCCTGGCCGAGCGGCTGCTGCACGACTTCGCGCAGAAAGCCCTGACCACGGTGGCGGTGGGCCTGGCCTCCCACGGGGCGCTGTCCAAGCCTCAGGAACCTCAGTTCGTCGAGATCGGCGTGGCCTTGGTCCTGTACCTGATCGGTTGCTTTTGGACGGTCGCCGCCGCATGGTGGCGACAACGCAGGGAGCATACCCTGCAGAACGCCGCGCCTCCCGCGCCCTAGGAGACCATCATGGCCGTCAATGTCCTCACCTCGTCGCTTGGCGATCTCGGCAAGTTCCTCACGTCGGCCACCACCGATCCCAATGCGCCCGCCTCGGTCAAGACCGCTCTGGCGGATGTCACCACCGCCGTTCATTCCGTTGAGGCCGCCCTGGGCGACGCCATTGATCTGCTGGTCGACACCGAGATCAATGCCCTGATCTCCAGCATTCCAGGCCTCAACCTGGCGCAGTCCGAGATCGACGCTCTGGCCAACAGCATCGTGTCCGCCGTTCTGGCGCTCGTCTATCCGAAGCTCGGCATGGCATTACCGGCGGCCGACCCCGGTGTGACGGCGGCCATGTCCAACGCCCAACCCTAGGAGACCGACATGCCCATCATCTCGTCCATTGGAACCGTGCTCGGATTTCTCGGCGAAGCTGTCCACTACGGCCCCGCGGTGCTGACCTTCATCCACTCCACCGTCACGGCGGTCGAGGCCACCGGCAAGTCCGGCGCCGACAAGCTGACCGCCGTGCTCAACGCGGTGGGTGTGTTCGCATCGGCGATCCTGCCTTCGGAGGCCGCGGTCATCCAGTCGTTCATGACCGCCGTCGAGGCCCTGGTCAACGATCTGGTGGCCCTGTGGAACGAAGCCGGCGTGTTCCTGCACGGCCCGGCCCCCGTCGCGGCCTAGGGAGATTCCCATGAAGAAAGAAACCTCCAAGCATCCCAAGCCGAAGGCGGCCATGGGCATGTCGAAGGAAAAGCCCAAGATGCCACCCAAGCCCCCGGCGCCGTCGAAGGGCACGAAGGGCCGCAAGAAGTGACCATGGTCACCGAGACCTTCGTCTTCCGCAATTCGTCTAATTTGCTGGACGCAACCTACGATCCGGACGTCGAGAACCTGACGATCACCTTCTCGGACGGGTCGCAGTACGAATACTACAATGTGCCGGCCTCGGTGTACCGCGCCCTGACGCAGGCCTCGTCGGCCGGGCAATACTGGAACCGGCAGAAGGGCTCCTACTCCTACGAGAAGCTGTGATGCCGCTGAAATCCGGGAAGTCGAAGAAGACCGTGTCGGATAATATCCGCACCGAGATCAAGGCCGGCAAACCTCAGAAGCAAGCCGTGGCCATCGCCCTTTCCAAGGCTGGCAAGAGCCGGAAGAAGTGATGGCGGACAACGTATCCGCTTTCCCCGGACTGGGCCTCCCCCTGGATCACATCGAGGTCCAAGCTGAACTTGTGGAGCGGCTGGAAGGCCTCCTAGAAGAGGCGCGTAGTGGGCAACTACTGGCTCTCGCCTATGCCGGGGTAGCGCGCAACGAAATGATAAAGACCTCCTGGGCCGGAGACGTTCAGCGGTCCATGATTGGCTACGCCATCGCCAAGCTACAGCATGAGTATTTCAGCGCCGTCACCGAGAATGACTGATCTGACGCCCCTCCAGCAGACCCAGGTCAAGCTGGGCCTCGATCGGCCCCTGGCCCATGCGGTGCTGTTCGCTCACCGCCGGCCGAACAAGACCCCAGCCTTCCACCGCGAATTGATCCTGGACTGGCATGATCCGGCTAGCTCTTATCTTGACTTAGTTTTTCGGGGGGGAGCGAAAAGTACTCTTGCGGAAGAGGCCATCGTCATCAAGGCCCTCAATCGGGAGTTTAAGAACTGCCTGATCGTCGGCGCCGACTTCGATAGAGCGGCCGCCCGTCTCCACGCGATCCGCATGGAGTTCGAGAACAACGAAATGATCCGACAGATCTACGGCGATCTGATCGGCTTCCCCTGGGGTGAGGACCGACTGGTCACGTCCACCGGCATCAATATCCAGGCTCTCGGCCGTGGCCAGTCCCTGCGCGGGATCAAGTTCCTGGACACCCGGCCGGACCTGTTGTTCGCCGACGATCTGGAGGACTACGCCGACGTCATCAAGCCCGAGGGACGAAAGAAGATCCACGACTGGTTCGACGGCGAGCTGCTGCCTTCCCTTGAACCGGGGTACATGGCTCGAATGGCGGCGACGCCGCTGCACCCCGAAGCCCTGCCCTACCACGTCATGCAGGACCCCTCCTGGAAGGTCCACCGGTTCCCTATCAAGTACCGCGACGAGACCACCGGCGAGTGGCAGTCCTCCTGGCCCGATCGGTTCCCGCTGACCGAGGCCCAGGCCACTATCCTTCGCCGCACCAATCCCAAGGTCGAGAGCATCGAGAAGATCGAGGGCGGCCTGGTCAGGAAGGGCCAGATCCACCTGTTCCAGTGCGAGTACATGTGCCAGGCCGAGTCGCCCGAGACCAAGGCCTTCAAGGCCGAGATGTTCCGCGTCGAGCCCCAGGTCCGCTCCTATCAGGCCGTCTATTCGATGCTCGATCCCGCTCGTACCGTGGGCGCCAAGTCGGCCACCACCGGCGCGGCGGTGTGGTCATGGACCAAGGGCAAGCTCATCATCTGGGACGGTTGGGCCAAGAAGATGATGCCCGACGAGATCGTCACGTCGCTGTTCGCCACCCACGACGAGCACCACCCGGTCTGGATGGGGTTCGAGGAAGACGGCCTCAACCAGTGGGGCCTGCAGCCGATCCGCCAGGAGATGGCCCGCCGCGGCCAGGCCCTACCCCTGAAGGCCGTCCGCGCCCCGCCGGGCAAGTTCGACTTCATCCGCGGGCTGCAGCCCTTCTTCCACGCCCGCGAAGTGATCTTCGCCAAGGAACTGCCCGAGCTCAAGCAACAGCTCCTGGGCTTCCCGACCGGGGAGATCGACGCCCCGAACGCCCTGGCCTACTGCCTTAAAATGCGCCCCGGCGCGCCCATCTACGCTGATTTTGGAGGACGTCATGTCGCCGAAGATATCGAGCCGCTACAGGGCCGTCCTGTTTGGCTCTGCCTCAATGCCACCCGAAGCGCGGTATCCGGATGCGCGGTACAAGTCCTTGATGGTGCGATCCGCGTGTACGCGGATGCTGTCCGAGAAGGCGACCCCGCCCAGGTCCTCCCCGGCCTGATCTCGGACATGCAGGCCGATCTTGGCCGCGAGCTTCGGCTGACCGCCGGCCCGCTGCACTACGACCGCTACAACAACGTCGGCCTGGTCGCCGCCGCGGCCAAGCTGCCGATGCGCGTCACCCCTGGCCTGCCGCCGGAGCGTGGCCGGGCCCGCATCGTCGACATGCTCCAGCGCGAGAAGTCGTCGATGCCGATGCTGATGGTGTCGTCGCGGGCCCTATGGACCCTGAACGCCTTCACCGGCGGCTATAGCCGCGTGCTCCTGAAGCAGGGCCAGTTGGCCGACTATGCCGAGGAAGGCGCCTACCGCACGCTGATGGAGGGCCTAGAGAGCTATATTGGCTTGATGGAACTCGGTTCGACAGATGAGCTAGGACAAGCTAGGCTGAACGCTCTGAGCCCCAACGGACGCCCTTATAGGTCGATTATCGACTCTTCGTCGGCGCCGCTCCCGAGCAAGGATAACTGGTAGCCGTGGCTGACGAACCGGAAGAGATCGATGACGACGAGCCTGAAGACCCGGTAGCCGGCAAGCGGTCTGCTGAGTTGGCCACGACCGAGAAGGTCAAGGCGAAGCTCGCCGATCTCTACAACGACGTGTCCAAGGGCTACGAGAACCAGCGTGGCCGCACCGACGACATCCTCGACAATTGGGACCTGTACAACTGCCAGCTTGGCGAGAAGCAGTTCTACTCAGGCAACTCCAAAATCTTCATCCCGTTCGTCAAGGACGCGGTCGACGCGCGGGTGACCCGCTTCGTCAACCAGATGTTTCCCAACAACGGGCGCTACGTCGAGATCACCACCGGTGAAGGCGACCCGCCCTATGCGACCCAGGCTCTGATCGAGGGCTACATCCGCAACTGCCGGATGCGGACGCGGGTGATGCCGGCGCTGATGCGCAACGGCGACGTCGAGGGGCAGTACACGATCTATGTGTCCTGGAAGGACACCAAGCGCGCCGCGATGTACCGGGTCAAGAAACAGCCCATGACGGACGGCCTGCCCAACGAAGCCGCCGATCCGGTCGATGACGTCGAAGAGGAAGTCATCGTCGACTCCAACCCCGATGTGGAGATCATCAGCGACGCCGATCTACTGGTGCTGCCGGTAACCGTCGACAGCATCGAGGAAGCACTGGACGTCGGCGGGTCCGTCACCGTCATGCGCCGCTGGACCAAAGGCAAGATCAAGGCCCTGATCGCGGCCAAGGAGATCGACGAGGAGGCCGGCGAAGACCTGATCGAGGCGATGTCCGCGATCAAGAACGAAGACAAGGTCGATACGTCCAAGCAGCAGGCCGACGCCGCGGGGATCAAGAAGCAGGGCAAGGAAGCCCTGGTCTACGAGACCTGGCACATGATGAAGGTCGGCGACGATATCCGCCTGTGCCGTATCTTCTTCGGAGGCGAGGACCGCATCTTGTCGTGCCGGCGCAACCCTTACTGGAACGACCGTTGCCCGGTCCTGTCGGCGCCGGTGGACAAGATCGCCGGAGTGTTCAAGGGCCGAGCGCCGGTCAGCGACGTGGCCGATCTGCAGATATTCGCCAACGACACCATCAACGAGGGAGCCGACACCGCCCACTTCTCGGCTATGCCGATCATCATGTCCGATCCGCTGAAGAACCCGCGCGTCGACACCATGATCTTGTCTCTGGGGGCCCTATGGGAGACCAGCCCGAACGACACCAAGATCGTTGAGTTCCCCGAGCTGTGGCGTTCGGCCCTGGAGAGGGCGGGCGCGATCAAGGAGCAGATTTTCCAGACCCTGGGCGTCAACCCGGCCATGGTCCCGCAGCAGACCGGCGGCGCCAAGAAGCGCAACCAGGCCGAGATGGCCAACGAGCAGCAGGTCGATATTCTGACCACCGCCGACGCGGTGACCAACGTCGAGCAGGAAATCCTGACACCGGTCGCCCAGCGGTTCGTCGAGTACGATCACCAGTTCCGCGATGAAGAGATCACCATACGCGTCTATGGCGAGCCGGGGATGCGCGCCAACATGGAGCAGGTCGAGCCGATCCAGCTCAACAAGCGGTTCGATATCAAGTGGTACGGGGTTCAGTCCGCGCGCAACGCCGCCCAGATGCAGCAGAAGATCGCCTGGGTAAACGTGGTGATGAAGCTGCCGCCGACCGCCTACCCCGACTACACCTTGGACCTGGCGCCGATGATCGTCGAAGGCACCGAGGATCTGTTCGGGGCCAAGCTCGGGCCGCAAATCTTCAAGCGCAAGAGCATCATCAGCGTCGATCCGCACATCGAAGATCAGATGATGGAGCACGGCTTCCGCACCGCGGTCCATCCGGCCGACGACGATATGGTCCATATACAGGACCACATCGCCGCCGTTCAGCAGGACGGTGATCCGCACGGGACCTTCCGCGAGCACATCGAGCTTCACCAGCACCAGATGCAGGACAAGGCCGCAGCGGCGGCCAAGACCCAGCAGCCTAGCGGTGGAGGGGGCGGTGGCCCGCCGGCCGGCGCCATGCCGACCATGCCGCGCCAAGGCAAAGGCCCGCCAGGAGGGATCAGACCCGATTCGATGCCTGCGGCGGGCGCCGTGACGATGCCGAGGAAAATGTAGGGTTGCTTCGCTTTTAGGTTCTGTCAGCTACCGTGCTGTACCGGAGGGAGCACGTCGGGACCGTCAAACCCGTTCTCTCCACCTAAAAGGCAGGTGCTATTCGGCGAACTAATTCCGGTTCACTAAAAGCGAAGCCCTTGAAGTTTAGCGAACCTTTTGACAAAGCCAAGCCTGTGTGCTGAAACTACCTGTGCAGAGTGACGGGCGTTACCCGTCTGACAGAGTTGTGGGCGTTACCCACTGAAGGGGTACATATGTTCCGAGCCATGCTCTCTGGGCCGACGATTTCTCGCGCTCCGGAAAACGACGAAGGCCATGACGCCGACCTCGATCTGGACGAAGACTTCTCCCTCGACGAGCCGGACGACGAACCGGATGAACCCGAAGACGACGATACCGATCTCGACGATGTCGATGACACGGAAGTCGACGAACCTCCCACCCGACAATCCCGTGGCGAAAGCCGCGTAGCCACTGCGACCAAGGTCGCTGCTGAAGCCAAGCGGGAAGCCGCCGAGCTTCGTGAACGGCTCGCGGCCCTGGAAGCCCAGCGCAATGCACCAGCGCCGGAACCCAGAGAGACCGCAGCCCAGCGCGAGCAGCGTCTCGCCAATCTGGAGCCTTGGGAACGGACGGAGGCGCTTCGACAAGAAGATTCCGCCGCGATGCGCCAGCAACTGGCTCGCATCGAGTGGGAGAGTAAGGAAACCGCCGACAAGGCCGCCTACGAGTCGTTGTGCGCTCGGGCGCCGGTGGCGGCGAAGCTGAAGGACGAAGTCGAGACCCGCCTTGCCGACATGCGCAAGGCCGGGACGACCGCTCCGAGGGAAACGGTTTTACGCTGGGTGATCGGTGATCGGGCCCTGGCGAACGGAAGCAAGGCGGCAGGCAAGGCGCGGACCACCGCAGCCGGCAACCGCGAGAGACAAGCCACCCGTCCCGCCAGCGGCCGGGGCGATGCGGCGCCGGAAGGGCGACGCGGCACCACCGATCAGGCGCGGTCGAAGCGCCTGGAGACGTATCAACTCTGACGGGGTAGCCACCGCTTCCCCGCCTTAACCGGGGAAGCCAAATGGCCGTCAACCAGTCCAGTCAGTTCCAAGCTGACATCGAAGGCTATATCGCCGACAAGACGCTCCCTCTGGCGCGTCGTCAGCTTGTCGCCTTCCAGTTCGCAGACAAGTCCGAGGGCATCCCCAAGGGTCGCGGCGTCACCTACACCGCCACGCGCTACCAGCGCCTGCCGCTGCCCTTCGCGCCGCTCTCCGAGGGCGTGCCGCCGAGCGGCGAGACCATGACCATCCAGCAGGTCACGGCCACCGCGCTCCAGTGGGGCGACAAGGTGACGATCACCGACGTCGCCGAGATGACCATCAAGCACCCGCTGTTCAAGAAGGCGACCGAACTGGTCGCCCTGCAGCTCTCCGAAACCCTGGAGCGCAACACCTTCCTCGCCCTGATGGGCGGCACGCAGGTCAACTACGTCAACAGCCGCGGCTCCCGCTTCGCCCTGGCCGCCGGTGACGTGCTGGACGGCCAGACCGTCATCCGCACCGACATGGCTCTCGAAACCCTCGGCGCTCAGCGCTTTATGGGCGACGAGATGACCGACACCAAGATCGACGCCGGCAAGCCGGCCAAGGCCTCCGACAACCCGCGCTCGATGCCCCACTACGTCGCCATCTGCCACCATGCGGTGGTCGCCGACTTCCGCCAGCAGTCCGACGTGAAGCTGGCCTGGACCTACTCGGATCTGAACCGCCTCTACAACTACGAGGCCGGCGAGTGGTCGGGCATCCGCTTCTGCAAGTCGAACATGGTTCCGTCGTTCACCGGCGTCGCCCTGATTACCGGCACCGCCGGCACCGCCGGGGCCCTGGCCACCAGCGCCACCTACAACATCATCATCACGGCGTCCGACACGCAGAACCAGTACGAGAGCCGCGTCTATCAGGTCTCGGGCAACATCAGCGTGACCGGCCCGAACGGCTCGATCTCCGTGGTTCTTCCCGCCCTGGTCGGCTTCACCTTCAACGCCTACATCGGCACCACCAGCACGCCGAACCAACTGGCGCTCTCGGCCTCCGGACCTACGACCGGCCCGATGCTTGGGCAGGCGGTGCAGATGGCTCCGGGCCAGACGGTGATCCTGACCGGCCTCGGCCTGGCCCAGGTTCCCCCGGCGCCGGCCGCCACCGGCCTGACCGTGTACCCGACCTTCATCATCGGTCGCGGCGCCTACGCCCAGGTCGAACTGGACAACGTCAAGTTCACCTATCTGAAGGACGCCGATAAGAGTGACCCGTTGAATCAATTAAGAATTGTAGGATGGAAAGCGTTCTATGGAACGCTCTTGAGTAATGTCATGTTCATGGCAAGAATTGAGAGCGTCAGTGCATACTCAACTTCCTTCGGATAAAGTATAGTCTAGCCATAAAGGAATAGGTAACTCATAGCCTTCTTCAGTATTTCGATGTCGTGCTTTAAGTTACCTATTCCTACATTGCAGTTACCGCACAGCAGTCCTCTAACCTTCTTGGTATCGTGACAGTGGTCAACATGCAGGTATTGAAACCGATCAGTTGGGAGAGGTTTGTGCGGTTTTTCGCAAATCGCGCACCGGCCTCCCTGATCGGCGAGCATGCGGTGGTAGTCTGCAAGAGTGATGCCGTAGTTACCTTTGAGCTTCGTGCTACGAACTCGATCCGGGTGCTTTTTGACATAGGCGCGCATAGCTGCAGCACCTTTCCCCGGATTAAGTTCATATCGTTTTCTTCGCGCGGCTTCCTGGCAGTCAATGCACTGCGAGGACTTTCCATGAAGGCCGCGGAGTTGAGCGTGAAATCTACTGAGTGGTTTGACGGTGTCGCATTTGCGGCATAGCTTCTCGGTCGGTAAGTAGTCCACAATCTGTCTCCGCTTACATAAATCGTCTGTGTAAGCTGACACAACATAGGAGATGGGTCAATGGCCTACGGTTTGAAATACACGCTGGACGTGGTCTGGCTTCCCGATGGCGCCGGTCCAATGACCGTTCCCGACGCGCAGCGGATCAAGTTCCAGCAAGCCAGCATCGTCCTGGTGCCCGGCGGCGACGCCCCCTCGGCCGCCAACTTCAACACGGCGATCTCGGGCGCCATGGTCACCGACCTGGAAGCGCAGGTCCTGGCCAATCTCGGCCAGATCCAAGGCTTCGCCACGGGCGGGGGTTAACCGATGGCGGTCCTCACGCTCGGAACCACGGCCAACAACTCGATCGCCAAGGCCCTTCCGTATCTGCCGGGCTACGGCTCGGGCATGGCGGCGGCCGATATCGCCACGCTGAACAACGCCATCCTCAACGATCAGAACCGCCTGGCTCGAGTCGGCGGGGCTTTCTCGTCGTCCGGCCAGTTGTTCATCCCGAACCGGGGTGTGCTGCAGGTCCTGCCCGGCGATTACGTGGGGGTGGACACGCGAGGCTGGCCCATTCTATTGTCGGCGGACACCATCGCCAACGGGCTCTGGGTCCATTCGTAAGAGAAGCACCATGGTCGACGAACCGGAAGACATCGACGCCGCCGATTTCCTTGGCGTGTCGGAGGCAGAAGTCCCGGAAGACATCCGCCTGCACCCGATCCTGACCAACGCCGAATACCGCGAGGCCCAGGCCAAGGCGCGGGTCAAGATGGACAAGGAGCGCCGGCTGGCGGCCATCCGCGATGTGGAGGAGCGGGAAACCGTTCGTCTGCGCAACGAGGAAGGCCTGACCTCGGGCATCACCAACGAGGACGAGCTGGTGTCGATCGTGATCGACGTCCCTGACTGGGTTCCGTGGTGCTCGATCAACGGCATCGCCTACCATCACGGCCATACCTACCCGGTGCCGCGGCACGTCTACCGCTCTCTGACGGAGCAGATGCAGAACTGTCAGCGGACCAATGACCTGGCGGACGGCAAGTCGACGCTGGATATGTACCGCGCTCGCCGGCACAACGTCCTCGACGGCAAGGCGGCCTGACGTGGCCAGGGACATGAACGAGTCCGAAGAAGTCGTGAAGGCCATCGCCACCGGCGTCACCTTCACCGTGGGCCTGTCGGACGACCGGCAAATGACCTTCCAGTCCGGTTTCGAGGGCGATGAGACGGATGAAGCCGTCAACGCGCGCTTCGACCGGTTGATGAACCTTGCCGACCGGCAGCAAGCCCGATATCAGGTCAAGGGCGCCGAGAAGAAGTTGGCGCAGCATCGCCTGACCGTGGCCCAGTTCGAGATCGATGAAGTCGATCTGGTGCAGCGTCATGCCGTGCAGCAAGCCCAGCGCCAGATCGAGCTCGACGAGCGGATCAAGGAACGCGGCACCGAACGCAAGAAGTTCCAGGCCGAGATCGACGGGGCGATCCTGTCCATGCAGGATCGCAAGAAGCAGGTCTGGGACAACGGCGCCGAAGCGCACGCGGCGTCTGGCCGGCTCAGTTCCTACCAGCCCAAGGGCGATGTCCTGGTCAACATCAACCGCATCCAGCAGGCCATCACTGAAGCGGGCGAAAACCGCGATAAGGCCCTGGCTGACTTCGACGATACGTACGCCGAAGGCATCGAGACCGCCAAGGCCGAGATCGAGAAGTCCGAAGCGACTTTCGCCGACGTCCTCAAGAGCCGGGCGCTGACCCGGTCCAAGTGGGACGACATCGCCGCGGACCTGGAAGCCGATATCAAACGGTGCCGTGATCTGATCGGAGTGTAACCCATGCCCCTGGCAGCGCAGGACATCTGTTCGCTCGCTCGCCAGGACGCAAACTGTCCTGGATACACGACGCAGAGCGGCCAGTTTCTCAACATGATCCTCGGCGACCTGTGCCGGACCTACGACTTCGAACTGGCCGCCAAGACCGCCTACTTCAACTTCCAGCCGGGGCTGATCGCTCCGGTTGGGAATAGCCTGTTCGGCTCGGGGCCCTATCCCCTGCCCGCCGACTTCCTGCGGATCAAGGACGATAAGTCGGCCTTCTGGACCTTGCAGGGCGTGCCCTACCCGCTGATCCCCTGCGATCTGTCGGAGTTCGACATGCTGGTGCAGCAGGCCGGCACGCAGTCCTATCCCTACATCATCGCCACGGACATGAGCCTGGGCGACGAGACAGCCGAAGGGCAGACGACTCCGGTGGCATATTTCTATTCGCCGCCGAGCGGGGCCTATCCGGTGACGATCCGCTACTACGCCCAGATGCCGGACATCGTCACACCGGAGACCAGCGCGACGGTCCCGTGGTTCCCGCACCAGGGCTATCTACGCAAAGCCCTGGCCGCCTGCCTGATGGGTACGACGGACGATGACCGTGAAGGCGCCTGGATGGCCGGCTCGGATGAGATGCTGCGCAAGTACCTGATGCTGAAGGACAACCGCAGCAACCGGGTGTCAACCGTGAAGCTGGACCGGCGCCGGTTCGGCTACGCCTATTCCGGGTTGAGAAACACAAAAACGGTGGGGTGGAGTTGGGCTTTTGCTGTATTGGGCGCAGCTATACTTGGTAACATCAGCCATTTGGTAAGCTGATGACCCTCCGAAACAGCACGCCCTATACCTTCAAGCCTACCGGGGTGTCGGACACGGCGGATGCGTCCAATGCTTTTCCAGGGGCTATGCAGTCCTTAATGAATCTGATCCCCTCGGCCGACACTGACAAGGCCTGGGTTCCCCGGCCCGCGGCTGTGCAGGTCAGTTCGTTCGCCGGGTTCAACACCCCCGGCTTCGTGTCTGCGGCCCTGGTTATCGGAAATCTTGAATACGGTATGGTCGCCAGCGCCCGTAATTCGGGTCACGACGAACCCTATGCCTACAACATCCTGACCGGGAATTTCCTGACGGTCACGGGCATCACGGCGGGCAATACGCCGACCAGCCCGGCCACGTCGGGGGCCTGGGTTCCGCCAATCATGGCGGTAGCCGGAACCCGTGTCATTGTGACGCACCCCGGCTTCCCCGGAGGCGCTATCAAGTTCGGTTGGTTCGATATCTCCAGCTTCAGCTACACCGGCACGACGACCACCAACAGCACAACGACTCTGACCAGCGCCACCAACCTTCTTCAAGCCGGTGTGCAGCCTGGGCAGGTCATCACCAAAGCCGACGTGCCCGCCGGGACGACCGTGGTGTCCATAGCCGTTGGCGGGCTATCCTTGGTCATGTCGGCCGCCGCTACGGGTAGCGCGGCCGGCGCGACGACCATTGCGGGCGGGACGGCGGCCTCGCCGTTGTGGGCGGCCGGTGACACCAACATCAACAACCTGGCCGCCGTTCCGGTCAGCGTGGCCCAGTTCAACGGGCGGGCCTATTACGCCGTGCTGAACGGGGTGGTGTTCTCTGATTCGCTGCAGGCCTGCAACGTGACCAACGCCAGCCAGGCCTTGACCTTCGCCAATGGGCTGCTGACGACGGCGCTCGGAGCTTTGCCGCTGTCTTCACCCATCACAGGCGGCATCGTCCAGTCGATCATTGCCTTCCAGGGCGTATCGGCCATGCAGCAGATTACCGGAGACCAGGCCACGACCAACCTGGCCGTGAATCTGATGAACGTGGCTACCGGCACCTTCGCGCCTCTATCGATCACGCCGACTAACTTTGGCCTGGCCTTCATCTCGCCTGAAGGGATGCGCGTCGTTAATTTCTCCGGGGAAGTGTCCGATCCAATCGGCGACCACGGGACCGGCGTGACCGTACCCTTCATCTACGCTGTGCAGCCGCCACGGATCTGCGCGGCGTCCAATGCCGATTCGATCCGGATCAGTGTGCAGAACGGCTCGGCGGTAGGCCAGCCCTTTCAGGAGTACTGGTTCGACATATCCCGGAAGACATGGAGTGGACCCCACAGCTTCCCCGCCAGCTTGATCCAGACGTGGAACAACACCTTCATCGTGCATCCAGTCGGGATACCGGGAACGATCTGGCGAAGCGACGCCACGGTGTCGTCAGGATCGACCTACACCGAGAACGGTGCGCAGCTGACCTTCACCTACCGGACTTCCCTGATGCCGGACAATCAGCAGATGGCCGAGAACAGTATGGTTGAGACGACGGTCGCCGCTGGCTTTCCTGGCGGCTACAGCTTGGCGGTCGCGGCTTTGAATGAATCCGGCAGTGTGTTTGCCAGCGCCGCGATCACAACGACCGGGTCGATAACCACTTGGGGCGCGTTTCTATGGGGTCCTCCCGCTATTTGGGGAGGAAGTTCTCTCGGTCTGAAGCAGTATCAGATCCCTTGGGCGCAGCCTTTGGTGTTTAAGCAGGCTTCGTTTATGCTCACCGGCAACAGCCTGGGCGGCGTCAAGCTCGGGAACAACTACTTCAAATTCCAGAAGCTGGGGTATCTGCTTCAATGACCATCATCACGGCGCTGCCGTTCACCCTGACCAACGGCCAAGTGGCCGATGCGACTCAGGTCATGGCGGACTTCAACCAGATCGTCACCCAGGTCAACACCAATGCCCTAGCCTTGGCGGGCGGGGTCATGACCGGACCTTTTAGCCTAAGCGCCGACGCCGTGTCCGCGCTTCAAGCAACGACCTTGCAGCAAATGACCGCGGCGATTGCCGCTGCAGTGGCCGCGGCGACGGGTCTGGTCAAGATTTCTAGCGGCACAACTGCTGCGGGTTCGACTCTTCAGTGGATCACGCTGTCTGGCGGCTATTCCAAGTACCGGCTGGTGCTCGAAAACTTCGTCCCCGCTTCGGCTTCGGGTTGCGTGGCGCTTAAAGGGAGCACCGACAACCGGTCTACGACCGTTGCCTCCAACGAATGGGCCGGCAGCTTCACCAACACCGGCGGCGGTCCGGCGGGTACGCATGGAACTGGTGTCGCCTACGTTCAGATCGGCGCTGACGCCCATACCGGCGCGAGCCGGGGTTCGGAATATATAGTCGACATCACGCAGTCCCGCGCGACGTCCGAGGCTTTTGTCAGTGTCAACTCCAGCTATTGGAACTCCGGTGTCGCTTTCGAACACTTCGTGGGCGGCGGCGTCATCGCCACCACGACAGCCCTGACCGATATTCAGATACTAACGACAACGGGCAACATCGGCGTGTCGTCGCAGAACGCGACCTGGACCCTCTACGGGTATATCTAGGGTTTTTGACGACGAAGACCGATACGGCTACGCTGCCAATCGACGACAGGAGATTTTGATGCGCCGCCTACTCGCTGCTTTAGGAGCTCTGGCCTGGCTGCTGCTCGCGCCGTCCATGGCTCTGGCTCAGGCCGGGACGCCGGCGCAAGCTCTGACGACGTGTGCATCACCGAACAACAGCCCGGTCAATGGCAGCTATTACAGCCTGACCACGAATCTTCTGTCCCAACTATGCGTTCAAGCAAGCGTGTCGGGCGGGACGTTCACTCTTCAGCCTGCCACGACCATCGCCACAACCGCTCTGGCATCCAACCTCGTCGTGGATGCTGCGGCAGGGACGCTCTACGGCCGGTGAGGTCACCAGCGGAACCTCGGCTACCTCGGTCGTCATCAGCTTCAGCGCGACCAAGGCAAATGCTCCGTTCTGCACTGTTACGCCTCAGACGCAATTGCTGGCCTTCGCCTACACCATTTCCACAACCGCGATCACGATCACCCAGACAGCGACCACGGGCGAGAAGATCGACTACATCTGCCTGCAGCACTAAATTTGCAGAACCAGCGAAGCTGTGCGACTGTTCGCGCACCTTCTGGGGAGATCCAAGATGAAGCTGTTCCGAGGCCTGCTGGCCGCCCTTCTGATGCTCGCGGCGGCCCCGGCCTTCGCTTCGCCGCTGGCCTACTACAACCAGCCGCTGGACACGCCCAACTCGGCGGCCAATGCGGTCATCACCAGCATCAACGCCGGCATCTCGTCGGCCGCTCCGCTGGTGACGGCCTCGGGAACGACCACGTCCACCGCCACCGGTACGCGCCTGCAGATTTCCGTGACCGGCCTGACCACGGCGGCGGCCGGCACCACCAGTGCCGCCATGACCGTGACCGATACGTCGGTCGCCCTGGCGTCCCTGATCCTGTGCAGCGTGAACATTTACGCCGGCACGGGCGTTCCTATTCCGACGAACATCATTCCGGCCGCCGGGAGCTTCTCCTTCACCATCACCAACGTCGCGGGATCAGGCTCGCTGAATGCGACGGTCCCGGTGTCCTGCATGGTGTTCAACTAGCTTTCCTTCGGACAAAGCAGGATCGTCGTGGCGCAGCATGACTGGTCGAATTTCGACCCGAAGCAATGGGCCATGGGTCACGAAGACCTGTGCGGACAGAGGTTCGCCTCTGTCGAGAAGGCATTGGCCGCTATATCCAGGGTCTTGTGGGCAGGACTGACCATCCTCCTGGCCATCACCGGTTGGTCCTTGAAGGCTAATTACGACAACGCCCAGGCGCAGATCAGGGCCGTGCAGCAGGCTTCCTCAACCATTCAAACTCAGGTAGGCTCCCAGAAGCCACCCAACACAACGATACTGGTTCACTAGGAGATCGACATGGACAGCAACCCGTTTAAGGGCCTGCGCGACAGCTCGCCGCCCGCCGTCGACGCCTCGCAGAAGCTGCCGGGCAAGAACATCGACCAGGACTCCACGCGCTCGGCCACCGCGCCGACCCCGAAGACCCTTGGTCCGCGCGAAGCCTGATGCCGCGCGCCGTCCCGCAGGCGGCCCTGGACCTCGTCAAGACGTCCGAAGGCTTCATCTCGGAGCGCAGTCCTGATCCCATCGGACTGCCTACCATCGGCTACGGCCACAAGCTCAAGCAGGGCGATCCGCTCTGGGACGCCACCATCGATGAGTCGCACGCCGAAGCCCTGGCGGACGACGATCTTGAGCGTGTGGCGATCGAACTGACGTCGGTGCTCGGCCCCTCTCAAGTGTCGCTGTTCACGGACGGTCAGTGGTCGGCGTTGCTGGACTTCACTTTCAACCTGGGGATAGGCGCGTTCGAGGGATCAACCCTCTGCGCCATGCTCAAGGCCGGGCACACCAGCACGGCCGGCGCCCAGTTCGAGCGTTGGGTTTATGCCGGTAACCCGCCGCAGAAGCTCCCTGGCTTAGTCACGCGCCGCGCTGCCGAAGCGGATCTCTGGCTGTCATGATCCAGCCCATCGGTTTCATCGATCTGTCGGTCTTCACCGCCCACTATCTGGTGAAGTACAAGGAGCGGATGCAAGACGGCATCTTGGTCCTGCGGGGGCACAATGCCGACGACCCCCTGGACGACACGGTCGTCGACCATCGCATCCTCAAGGAATGGAAGTCGGCGCGCGGCGCGCTCGCCCGCATCAAGTCCGGCGCCGGCGCTATGCTGAAGACCGACACGCCTGAACTCGGCAAGGTATGGATCGAGATGCTGCCCGGCGGGCACGGTACACCCTGGCAGCAGTTCGAGGACGACTACGCCCAGGCCCACATTCGCACGCGGACCTGCATGGTTCCGGCGCCGGACTGCTACAGCTACTCGGGCTTCCACCGGGAGCTCCTGGCGGTCGGCGTGCTCAACGTCGTCGAGCACCGCATCCTGCACTCCGAGACCAACTTCAGCGCCTACCCGCGCGTGCATCTGGTGGTCGACGTGAAGCGGCCGGAAGCCGATGCCGAAGAAGGTTGATCTGACCTTCGCTGTCGAGACGCTGGGTCAGGCCTTGGCCGATGGCCTGGAGGACCTGGCCACGTTCAACGGCATCGAGGTCAACCCCTACCAGGAGCAGATGCCGCTGCGGGTCCGCTGGGACGCCTACCAGATGGCCGAACGGCGCAAGGAGTTCGTCGGCATATCCGCCCGCAGGGGGAGCAAGCTGGTGGGCTATGCGGGATACTTCATCCGGCCGGACGCTCAGCAGGTCGCCCTGCGGGCCGACAACACCGCCCTCTACCTGGATCCGTCCGAGCGGAAGGGTTGGAACGCCATGAAGCTCCTGCGCTTCGCCACCGAGGCCTTGCGGCCGCTCGGCGTGACCTACGTCGTTCAGGCCGTGAAGACGGTCAATTCGACAGATGCCAAGCGCCACGCTAGGATGGCCGCTCTGATGAAGCGGGCGGGGTACGTTCCCTATGAAAGCCTGTTTATCCTGGTTCTATAGAGGGCTCTAAGACCGATGGGCGGCAGCACTCAACAAGCCCCTACGGCCTACCAACCGACCAATCAGGCCGGTGCGGATCAGTCCTTCCAGGCCGGCGCACAGAATCTGCAGAACACGGGGACGCAGCTCTCCAGCCAGGTCACGCCGCAGCTCGGCGCGATTGCCGGAAACGTCGTCAACAATCCCTACTACAGCCAGGCCCTGGCTGGGGCGCAAGGCGCCGCTGGCGCAGCGACAGGGCAGGTCGCGCCACAGCAACTCCAGTCCGCCCAAGACCTGGCCGGGTTGTCGTCCCTGGCGGCGTCCAAGGCGGGCAGTGCCTACGACACCGCGGTAGCGGGCGGGCAGAATGCCTACAACACGGCCAACAGCTATATCCCGATCACGACGAACCCGGAGCTTCAGGCCGGGCTGCAGACGCTGATGACGGGCTTCGACCCGCAGAACGCGCTCTACAACCAGCAGCAACAGCAGAACCTCGATCAGCAGAACGCCATCCAGTCGATGAGTGGGACGGCGGGGTCTCCCTATGGCGCCGGGCTGACGTCGCAGTCGAACCAGAACTTCAACATCAACTGGCAGCAGCAGCAGCTTGCCCGGCAGATCGCCGCGCTGGGGGCCTATGACTCGGCGTCGTCGACGGCCACCGGCAACCTGACCAATCTCCTGAACACCGGGACAGGGGCGTTGAACGCAGGCATCAATACTGGTGTCGGCGCGCTGAGCAACCTGACCAACACGGCGGGCAGCGCCGCGACCACGTCGTCCAATCTGGGGACGGCCGGTCTCAACACCATGGCCACCGCCGCCCAGCTTCCCTACGACCTGTTCCTACAGCAGCAACAAGCCGGTCTCGGCGCCCTGGGATCGCAGATCGGCGGGACCAATGCGGCCAACGCTTTGACGCAGACCGGGACGGCGGATCAGGGGACCTATCTGCAGATCGGCCAGGGCGCGACGCAGGTCAACGATCAGGCCGTGGCCGCGAACAACAAGGCCGCCGCCGACAGCGCCGCGGGATTTGGCAATCTGTTCGGCCAAATCGGCAGCATGTTCTTGTTCGCCTAGGGGACCGATATGGATTTCGGAGCACTCGCAGGCGGTATCGCGCAAGGGATGGACCAGGGGTCTATCATCCGGCAGCGGCAGGACGCCGCCAAGCTTCAGGCGCTTCAACAGCAAGCCCTGGCCGCACGCGGCAAGGAAGGCCTGGCGGGCGCGGACGCCCTGGCGGCAGGCGGTGGCGCGCCACCGCCTCCGACAGCCGGGCCGCCGATGAGCGGAGCGCCGACGCAGGTTCCCATGCCCGGTGCGTCGCCGATGCCGCCAGGGGCTCCTGGAGCGCCCACCGCGGCTGGTCCTCCCCCTGGGATGCCGAACGGCGGCGCACCGCCTCCCCCGCCGCCCGCAGCGGCCCCTGCGCCCATGGCCGGGGCCCAAGGTGGCGGAGGACCTGCTACACCGGCTCCAGCGCCCGCCCCTGCCCCGCAGGGCGGCAAGCCGGGATTGTCGGGAGCCGCCGCACCGACCGGCAACTTCCAGCAGGACATCGGCAGCTCCGTCCATGCGATGTACGCCTCACTGCTGAAAGCCGATCCGACACTGAAGTCCAATCCGCGTGCGGCGGCCCTGGCCGTCGACCAGATGATCGAGCAGGCCAAGGGATTCGACAGCAGCACCCGCGTCGCCATGCAGTCGGCCAACGAGGTCATGAAGGCTCAGATCGGTCTTCAGGAAGCGACGATGAAAGCGCAACAGGCTGCGCAGACAGCCTCCGAGAAGGTAGCCGAGCAGCGCGAAACTGCCCAGGCCCGTATTCAGGCGCAGCTTCAGGAACAGACGGAAAAGCTGACCGCGCTGATCGACAAGGCCAAGATTGACGCCGGGTCGCGGGAAAAGGTGGCGGGCACCAACGCCGGCGCCCGAGTTGGCGCTGCCAAGATCGGCGCCACATCCCGCGAGAACGTAGCTCAGACGGGAGCCGGAGCGCGCACGGAAGCCGCCAAGATCGGTGCGGGGTCGCGCGAAACCGTGGCCGACAAGAACGTCGCGGGTCGTCAGGGCGTCGCCGACACTGGAGCGCAAGCGCGCGTAAAAGCCGCCCGCATCGGCATGAACAAGGCCGAAGGCACACCGTTGCCGTCCTCGACCAAGGACCAGTGGAAGCAGGTCCCCGCCGCCAATCGCGCGGCGGCCAAGAAGCACCTGGAAGATCAGGGATACGACACCAGCGGACTGAAGTAGGTCAGCCATGGCCGACCCTGATCTATCCCAGTTCATGGCAGCACCGGCCAAGGCCCCGCCCGCCGGGCCGGACTTGTCGTCGTTCATGGATAAGCCGAAGGCCGCTACGCCAGTGGGACACGATCTCAGCGGCTTCATGGGCGACAAAGGGCCAACGCCTGAAGCCAAGCAAGCCCCGAGCCCGTGGAGCCCTGGCCAAGTGGTGGCCGACGTCGTGGGTCGCACGAAGATGCGCGCCGGTGAAAGCATGGACGCGCTAAAGAAGCGCAGCGACGCCGATAAGGGCAATCTCCTGCCCAACCCGGTTCACACGGCCGAGAACATCGCTGATATCGCTGGGGTGCTGTTGAGCCCGGTAGGGGGCGCCGGTGACGCGCTTGGGACCCGCGTCGATCCGAACTACGGCAAGCCTGGGTCCAAGGGCGGCGAGGAAAAGAAGTACGGCGACCTGGCCGAGATGGTTACGCCGATCCCGGTGGAGAAGGCGGTCCGTTTGGCTAAGGGCGCCAAGACCGCGGTGACGGGCGGCATCGACGCACTGAAAGCCGGGATGGTAGAGCGGAAGGCCGCGCGTGCGGCGCCTGACCTGTCCGAGTTTATGGGCAAGCCGAAAGCCGAGGCGGCTCCTGATTTGTCGGCTTTCATGGAAGCCAAGCCCCTGCACGAAGACGCTCAGGGCCTCCATGCAGAGGGCTCAGCCGAGTCTGCCGGGCCTATCGTCGGCAACGAGAAAGACCCGGCTACGCGGACGGCCAACGCGCTCTACCGTCTGGGCGGCGGCAAGACCGCCGACGAGATCGAGATGAAGCAGTTCAGGGAAGGTCTGCCCCCGGAGATTACCGATCCGAAGGTCAAGGAAGAACTCTACCACGCCATCGAGCAGCAGATGGTCGATCCGTCCTTTGAAATACCCGAGCACCTTCAACCGGCCTATCAGGCGATCAAGCCGGTGATGGACGAGTCCCGCGATATCATCAACCGGCTGATGCAGTCCAAGGACCCCGAGGCCCGCCAGTTCGCCGAGGACTCGGGCTTCGTCCACCGCGTCGTTCCGGACGCCAAGGTCGCGGAAGACGGGTCGCGCCGTGACCCCTTCTATGGCGGTAAGTCCCTGGTGCAGAAGGCTTCATCGCAGAAGGGCCGGAAATACTATGTCCTGGAGGGCGAGGATGGCGCGCGGACCTTCATCGACGACCCGGACAAGGACTGGAAACCCGGCGATCAGGTCCCTGGATCGTTCGACGAGCCGATGACCGTCAAGCAGGCCACGACTAAGGAGATCGAGGCCAACACCAAGACGCGCTACCAGAAGGATGCGATCGACAATTCGATCAAGAACCTGCTGGAGCTGCGGCGGGCGGACCGCAACGTCGCCACCTTGAAAGACACCCTGGAGGACATGAAGGCGCGCGGCGTCGCGCACCAGGAGGAATGGACCTACAAGGACGAGAACGGCGTCGAGCGCGTCGCCAGGGCAAATCAGGAAACCCCGCATGGCTTCCAGAGCCTGCACGATGTGCCACAGTTCAAAGGTTGGAAGTTCGACGTGAACGACCCGCAGGTCCAGGAGCTGAAAGACTGGCTCCCGAAGAAGGACGAGCCTTGGCTGCATCAACTGGACCGAGTGAACAATTTCATGCTGCGGTCCAACTTCCTGTCGCCGTTCATCCACCCGAAGAACATCGCCGAGTTCTGGGGGGTGTCGCGGGGCTTCGACTGGCTGCATCCGCAGGGCTACGGAACCCTGGCCAAGACGCTGCCGCGCGCGGTGTCCGAAGTCCTGACCATGGGTCCGGCCTACCGCCGGTATCTGCGCGAGGGCTCGGCGCTGATGTCCGGTGATTCGCGCGTTCAAGGCTTCCACGCTGCCCTGGTCAACAAGGGCGCCGAGGAACTGACCCAGGACCCGAAGACCGTGGCTCAGATCGTCAAGTCCTTCGGTCTGAAGGTGGGGACCACGGCCCGCGACATCTACAAGGCGGTCACCGACGTCTCTCACAAGATGATGTGGATGACCGGGGATATCATGATGCTCCAGCGGCAACTGGAGCTGGAGGCCAAGGGCCTGCCGATCCGCGAAGCGATCAAGAAGGCCGAAGAGACCATCCCCAATTACCGGGTGCCGGCGCAAATCCTGAAGCAGCGGTGGCTAGCCCAGGCGCTCAAGAATAACCGCCTGCTATCGATCGGGCGCTACCACTACAACAAGATCAACGCCTGGGGGACGATGTTCAAGAAGATCGCCAAGGGATCTTCCGAGGAACGCAAGGAAGCGTTGGGCCAGTTTCTTGTGGCGGTGATATTGGGGTCTGCCGTGGTCCCCGTCATGAACAAGGCGGTGCAGGTCGCCACAGGGAACGACAAGGCCAAGCTGAAGCTGGGCGGGATGCTCGGCGTCCCAGACACAGCCGCTCGCTATGCCAAGGGCGATGAAGGCCTACCTCAAGCTATCGCTTCGGTGTTGGACATCTCGCCCGCCGCCACGGCGGGGATCGAGGCCATCACCCAGCGCAACCCCCGCACCGGACAGAACCTGATCGAGCCTGAGTCCACCCCGGTCGGCAAGACCGCTCAAGGCCTGGAGGCCCTGGGGAGCCAATTCGGTCCCACCAACCTTGCCATGGAAGCGGCTTCGCCGACCTTCGGCGCCGGACGTATGGCGGCTTCCCAAGTCGGCGTCGACCTGCCCACCGTCGATCCCGACGTGCAGAAGGCTAAGCGCCAAAAATACGGGCGTCGGACGGCCAAGGGCCGCGAGAAGAAAGACCCCCTGGAAAATCTCCTGAAAGGCCTGGACCAGTGAGAATTTTTATCGAAGCCATCCCTTTCCACCACATGCGTTACGCTACAGCCGGGGACTGGCTGTCGAACGGCGAAGGTGGGATGCTGATCCAGGTCTCCAAACTAGGGGACTGGCGCATGGAACGACTAATTGCGATCCATGAACTGATCGAAATGACACTGTGCGAAGCCAGGGGTATCGCCGAGCCGGACGTCAAAGCGTTCGATGAAGCCCATCCGGACGCCGACGATCCGGGTTCCCTGGACGACGCGCCCTACCACAAGGAACACGTCTTCGCCGAGGCGGTGGAGAAGTGGGTATCGACGGAGCTCGGCGTCGACTGGAACGACTACGAGGCCAGGGTGAAGGCGCTGTTCGAATGAAGCTGCTCTATCTGGATTACTATGGAACCGATGGTGGCCTCGATTTTTGCATGAGGGCGAAGGCGGACGGGCACGACGTCCGCTGGTTCTTCAAGCGCGAGCCTCGCAACAACGACATAGGCAAAGGCCTGGTCACCCGTGTCGCCGACTGGCGCGACCACATGAAGTGGGCCGATCTCGTCGTGCTGTCCGACAACACCCACTACCTGCGAGAGCTTGACGGCTGGCGAAAGCAAGGCGTGCCGGTGGTCGGCGCCACCTGCCTGTCGGCGACGTGGGAACTGGACCGCAAAACCGGGCAGGACACCTTCAAGAAACACGGCATCCCGGTCCCGCCGTTCCGGGAGTTCAGCCGCTACGACGACGCCATCGCCTACATCAAGAAGGAAGGCCGGGCCTTCGTTTCCAAGCCGTCCTACGACGAGAGCGACAAGTCCCTCAGCTACGTGGGCAAGACGCCGGCCGACCTGATCTACATGATCCAGAAGTGGAAGCGCCAGGCAAAGATGAAGGGCTCCTTCATCCTTCAGGAGAAGATCGGCGGCTGCGAGATGGCCGTGGGGGCCTTCATCGGGCCGCACGGATTCAATAGCGGCTGGTGCGAGAACTTCGAGGAAAAGAAGCTTTTCGCAGGCGCCATAGGTCCCAACGTCGGAGAAATGGGGACGTCTCTCGGGTTCACCGCCAAGTCCAAACTGGCAGACAAGGTCTTGAAACCCCTGGAAGACGCGATCGTCGCCACGGGCCATACCGGCTACGTCGATGTCAACTGTATCATCGACGAGGACGGAGCTCCGTGGCCGCTGGAGTTTACGATGCGGCCTGGCTGGCCGACGTTCAACATCCAGCAGGCGTTGGTGGGCGGTGACTGCGTGGAATGGCTGGCCTCTTTAGCCGCCGGGCGAGATTCGCGCCCGTTCATACAAAAGCAGATGGCGGTGGGCGTCGTCACCGCGCTACCTCAGTTCCCCTACGGAAAGACGGCGATCGAAGACATGGTCGGCGTACCTATCTACGGAGTGACAGAGGCCCGAAAGTCCAACATCCACCCTTGCTGCGTCATGCAAGGCACTGCACCGGTCGACCGTGATGGCGAAGTTGTCACCGAAGGCTGCTGGTTAACGGCGGGAGACTATGTGCTTGTCACCACAGGTGTCGCGGATACGGTAAGCGCTGCTGCTTCCAAGGCGCACCGCCTAGCAGAGCGGATAGCCATACCTGCTTCCGCTTTCCGTCGCGTGGATATCGGTAGACACCTAGCTAAGGACCTGCCGCTACTTCACAAGCATGGCTACGCTACGACATGGGCTTACTAAACGGGTCTAGGTAGGCCGCGGCTTTCCTGAGCAATTCAGGTTGATGGTCAAACATCCCCAATCCTCGGTTGTGCATGTTGCACAACAGACCACGAACGGTGCCTGTGCTTTCGTCGTGGTCAACGTCTAGTGCGCGGGTTGTAACCTCGCCGCATATCGCACAGCGGCCTTGTTGGGACGCGATCAGATCACGGTATTCCTGCGGGGACAGACCGTAGTCTCGTTTGACCTGGCCTTCACGATACCGCTCGGGGTGGGCTGAGTTCCAGGACTTAGCCTGTGCGATCTGCCGGTCCCTACGCTCGGGATAGTTTTTCAGATGCCTCTCTGCCTGACACGTCTTGCAGTACGAGGCTAAGCCGAACTTCTTCCCCTTGTTTTTGTGGAAATCATCCGGAGTCTTTTCTACCTTGCAGCGAGAGCATAGGATGCGTGTCATCGGATCGGTCCTGGTGCAATAATTGTGCATGTCTGTTGTAGCACCTAAACTCACTAAGGCAAGGGGATAGCGTCGAATGGCTGGCAAGCCTCTGCGCCGGGCGCGACTCGCGGCCCTGGCAGCTAAACAAGCTCTCGACGGGAGTGGTGATGGCCTTGCCGGGCTTCCCCTACGGCAAGACAGCGATCCCGGACATGGTGGGGGTTCCACTGCAGGGGGTCACGCCGTCGATGGAAAGAAACCTGCATCCGTGCGGGGTGATGATGGGCTCGGCCCCGTGCGACGTGGACCAGGACGTCCAAGAAAAACCGTGCTGGCTGACGGCGGGGGACTACGTCCTGATCGCAAGCGGCCTGGGGGACAGCGTGCGGCAGTCCCGCGGACGGGCGTATCGGACGCTGGAGAAGATCAAGGTCCCGGCATCCCCCTTCTGGAGACCGGATATCGGGCAGCGGTTGAAGACGCAGTTGCCCGAGATCCAGCAGCACGGCTACGCATCGAACATGATATTCTAGCGGCGGCGGACGACTTCGCCGAGTTGCTGCACGGCGCCCTGGCCGTGGCCAAGGGTATCCTGGCCATGCCGATCCCGGCGACCGACGACAAGAACTTCGGCAAGGTCCTCCAGCTCAAGCAGCAGGTCGCCCAGTCGATCTTCACGACCACGGCTCGGGTGCGCGATCAGCTTCTGCGGCCGGCGCAGGACGACGGCTTCTCCAAGGTCCAGGCCGCGATCAAGAAGGCCCAGAGCAACGACGACGCGGTCGTGGAAGAAGTGATCGAAGTCGAAGAAGTGATCGACATCTTCAGCTAAGCTTCCAGTCCCCACTCGACGAGCTGCCGGACCTTCTCGGCGAAGGACACTCCGTCCTTCAGGGCCAGAGCTTTGACCTGATCGAAGGTGTCCACATCGAAGCGGATGGCGATCTGCTTGCATCCATCGCGCGGATACCCGACACCGGTACGCTTGCGGCAATAGGAGACACCGGGCGCTCTCACCGGAACGCATCCGCCAGCCGCGCGAGAAACGGCTTCCTGGGGACCTTCTCGCCGATGGCTCCGATCTGGTGGGCCCAGCCGTTGATCTCGGCTGAGTGGAAGGTCTGCTGCCCACAGACCAGCCGCACGGGCTTGCTAGCGGCGAAGACCCGGCAACCGGCGCCGGTGAAGTCGATCACGCTGGGGATCGGTCCGTAGGGCAGAGGGATCACGGCGAAATAGTCAGGCAGGTCCAGCACGTCGCAAGGCGTGGAGAAGGTGAACTTGCCCTGGATGGACGCCGCGTGGATAGGCTCCGCATCGATCAGCCAAGACGGTACGTCGTCGCCGATCTGAAAGCGGGTGCGGGTGATGGTTTCCTCGATCACAGCGTGATCTCCTTCCGACAGATGAGAGTGTCGCCCATGTGCGGGGCGACGGCGATCAGTCCAAGGCCCTCTGCATGGGCCTGGGCTTCGGTGAAGTAGCGGCGGCGATTGCGGGCGTCGGCCACGCCGCTGCGAATCTTGAACTGTTCCTTGACGGCTTCCAAATCGACCATCGGCACGCCGTTCACGTCGACGGTCTCCACGTCGTCGGCGATGATGCAGTCGTCGATGCACTCCAGGAACAGCCCGGCGTGCTTGACCTTCTTCTCCCTGGTCGCCGCGGCGATGTCGCCGGTGGAGATGGCCATGCTGGTGACGGGCCGGTCCTTGTCGTCGCGGCCGATCTCCACTTCCACCAGGGAGAAGGTCCCCAGCTTCCGCTCGGCGGCGTTGCGGGCCTTGGTCAGCGATATCTCGCGGACCTGGGCCTTCTGGTAACGGGTGATCTCCAGGACATAGTCGCTGTTGGACGGCAGGGCTTCGGCGCCGCGCGTACCTTCGCCGTGCTTAGGCGGGTGGTGCGTGGTCACGAACAGTACGCCCAACGCCCGACCGATCGTCGTCAGGTTCTCCACGGCCTGGGCGACCACGGCGTTGTCGTTCTCGTTGTCGATCAGCCCCGACGCCGACAGCGTCTCCAGGAACACCACGCGCAGCTGCACGCCGAACTTCTGGAGCATGTAGACCTGCTGGTCCTGCAGATCGGCCAGGAGCGCGTCCAGGGCCCCGCGCTGCCGCAGTCCGGAGACCTGGGTGTAGGCCACCGGGACGGTCTCGGTTTCCTGCATGGCGGCGATGCGGTGAGCGAAGCCCGAGCCTTCGGTCCCGGCGAACAGGACGATGGACGCCCCTCGTTCTTCCGGATCGACACCGAAGAACGGCTTGCCCAGCCCCAGACAGCGCACCAGATGGGCGATGACGAAGGTCTTGCCTGCCCCGGTGGTGCCCACCAACACCGCGAAACCCGTGGCCGGCAGCAGCTTATGGAACAGCCAGTTCTGGTTGAGATGCAGTTCGTCGTCGGGATAGTGCCACTTGCGGCCGGCGCGGGGCGGCGGCTCGATCTTGACGTCCTTGAAGCCGAGTTCAGGCGACTCGATGCCCGGTGGACGCTGGCCATAGGCGTAGGCGTTGCGGACCTTCGTCTCCAACTCTTCCAGGGACCAGGGCGGGCTGCAGCGGTCGTTCCAATCGCCGGACATCAACTCCCAGGCGGTAAACTCCGACAACCCGAAGTCCTTCAGGGTGCAGGCGACCTGATAAGCGGTCTGGTCGCCGCCGGCGCCTTCTATCGAGAGGGGTGCCTCCAGAAGGAAAGCTTCCGCCCGAGCCACCGCCGCAGGCGCGTCCAGCGGGACGGCTGGTATTGATACCCGGTCAGCATCCGATAGTTGTCGAGTTCCTTCTGCCGCCTTAAGGCTTCCGATAAGTCCTGCATCCGCTTCAGCGATTCCGGCGTTGCGCCGGATAGCATAATCTTGTCCCCCCACTGTTGAGCCCGGTCCGAGGACGTAACCGTGGTCTGATCGGACGTCCAATCCCGGCCCCAGGAGCCCAACAGAATTTCGGGCGCTTGCTCCTTTGAAATACTCATGGACCCCTCCCGAGGGCGTGTTGACGATGAAGGTGTCGTGCTGGATATCCAGGGCCTTCAGCGAGGCCAGGCCTTGCTTGCCGCCCTTGACGTCGGCGTCCAGAACGATGTGACCGGCACAGTGGACGCCGATGTTGGCCTGCGGCCACTTCGCCCACCAGGCCTCGATGACCTTGGGATCCGTGGAAGCGCGGTTGGGCCAGTCGTCGATCAACGGCGGGAACTTGGCGCCTTCCTTGATCGGAAAGACACCGAGGCCGCGGCCCGCCATCTGCAGCGCCCATTGAAGCTTGTCCCCCGACATGGCGGACCCCTAGACGTTGCGCGACAGGCAGTAGGTCCGCTTCACTCGGCCCGGCACAACACGTTGCCCGTGGGCCTTCAGCCGACGATTGAGCCGGATGATGTAGGAACTGATCCAGCTCTGGGCGTAGTGACGGGTGCCGGGATCGGTGTCGTTGGCCCGCTCGGGATCGCCGCCGACCGCCAGATAGATGTCCACGAACGACACGTCGCCGTTGCGCGCCAGCAGATCGTACAGAGTCTGCTGGATCGGGGTGAGCTTGAGGTCACTTGTCATATCTAGGGCCTTCCCAGGCGGTGGCGGCGATAGGGACTTCGGCCAGCCACCGTGGCTTTTGTTTCAGCGTGTTCAGATAGTGCTCGACAGACCCGAAGCCATTGCGTACCTCGGACAGGGCTTCGTCGTGGATCGTCAGGACCGTGGGGTAGCCTTCGTGCTCCAGACGGAACATGGCGGCCACCAGGACGTCCCTGGCGGTCCCTGAGACGACGTGAGCGCACTGCATCCCGCCATAAAGGTCAAGTTCACGCCAGCCTTTGTGCTCGCCCCAGTAGGACACGGTCCAGCGGTTGAACTCGACGTCGTCACCGTCGATCTTGATGGTCTTGGATTTCCACTTCAGCGACGGCGCGCAGTAGGAGATCACCCTGCCGGATGGCAGCTTGCAATAGAGGAAGGCCTTCGATCGGTCGCAGGTGTATTGGACCTTGCCGTCGAGGGCCGAGACGATGCATCCCGGCGCACCCATGGCCTCGATCGCGGCGTCCTGAAGCTCTCGCCAGGAGGCGACGATCCGGGGGTTGGTGTCGCGCCATGCGCCGACGATCTGCCGGATGCGCTCGTCGGACAGCCGCACGCCGTACTTGGCGCCCATCTTCTTGAAGGCCCCAAGCGCCCCCTGGTAACCGCAGTTGTGGACGATCATCGGGCCTTCTCTGCCCCAGACCATGAACCTGTTACGCGGCCCCGCATGAGCAATGTCGTAAACGATGTTCGAGTTCGTCGATCCGTCTTTGCATATCGAGGACTTTTCGACGATTTCCCTGGTTCGTCTTATGAGATACGAACCTAAGATTTCCAGGTTGGTAGCCCTCGTTGACTCGCTCTCTGTCCAGTTCCAGGCTTGGGTTGTCCCAGCCTTCCAGAGTGACGATGTACGAGAGGAAACCTCGGCGATTGCGTCGCCAAGGCTCATGGACTTCAATTCCCCGAGCGCCGTAGTTATGGTACCCGCTGTCATTGGAGTTGTGGCACCGGTTAATACAGGCACTGATACGACCGAGAAGACGTCGTCTGTGCGCATCATCGGCGACAATGTCTTGGTACGCCCAGTACTTTTTTCTTGTGGCTCCAGCCTTCTTGACCGCGCACTTATTGCAGCTAGTCGACGCACCTGACCGAAGACTGGATACAAAGACTCCATATATTCGATCTTCGCTACAGTCGCAGCATACCAATACGGCCCTAAGCCCGCCTTTAGGCCCGATATTGTACCCATGGACGGTAAGCTGGCCAAACCTGTCGCCGATGTTAGGCCGAGGAAGGATGGGCTGGAGACGACCGTCTGAGCCTCTTTCCAGGTTTCTCCGTCCACCAGCAACAGATGGTCTGGCGTCATCTCCACGCCATTCACCCAGATGATCTCCCGCAGCCCCATGGCCACGGTACCTTTGTGCTCTACCCATTCTTCCCCGTCCCACAGCCGATCAAAGATTCCTAGCTCCTTGATAGGCACAAGTCCACGATCTGTAAACACCAGGGTTTCAGGGCCGACGCAAGCGAGTTCAGGAACTTTTCCTTGTTCCTGCCGCTGGGCCTTGGACACGGCGTCCGTAGGGATGCCGATGATGTTGCCGGCCGTGACCTTGTAGAGATCAGGACCCAGGCCAGCGTCGAAGTTGCGGAAGGCCTGCAGCTTCCATTGCTCGCCCGCGAGCCAAGCGTTCAGCCGGCCTTCGATGTTGGAGAAGTCCCCGCCCATCAGACGGTGGCCATCCTCGGCGATGATCGCGGCTCGCGTGCAAAGGGACAGAACCTCCAGCGGCGCGTCGAACATGAACTCCATCCAGTCGACGACTTCAGCGACACTGGCCGGGCTGTTGAGCATGGCTACGGTCATCCGCACCCACTCGGCTTCTTCGTCGGTGTCGACCCGCTTCATGTTGTGGAACTGGACGCCGCGACCGACCCAACGGCCCTGCACGGTTCCGTGGAAGCCAAGGGAGTCGTAGACCCGCCCGTCCTTGCACAGACAGGCCAGCATGGCGGGGAACTTGAAGGCCTTGGCTGATGCCGCCCGCAGGTGGATGACCTTCTCGACGTCGGGACGGTCAAAGAAGTCCGCCGTGACAATCAGGCCTTCGTGCTCGCCTTCGGCGATGCTCTCGCAGTGGACGCCCTGACTGTTGATCCAGTCGACGATCTTGGCGACCTCGGTGCATTTCTTGGCGGCGCCGTTGGTCAGCCGCCACATCTCACGGTCGGCGCGCTTAGTGGCCTCTGTGACGACGGCCATGGCCTTGCGGATCATCGGCTCGTCGAGACGGATGCCACGGTCATTGATGCGTTGGTCCAGTTCCCAGACGCGGCGCTCGCGCTCGGAAAGCTGGGGGACCAGTTGGTCTATGGCGTGCTCGGTGGCGACGTCCTGGTCGCAGTAGGCCTGCAGCCGGGAGAGACGGTCTTCGTCCTCCCACCATGTGATGTTGCCTTTGTCATCGATCGACCGGGGCAAGCACATCTGCATCATCAGACGGTAGCCCTCCTTGTCCTTCTGGACGTTGGCGCGGACCGCCGGGCCCATGTTGTCCAGGGAGGCGGGCAGGCCCATCACCCGACCGCGGGCCTGCGTACAGTGCTGCTGCTCGATCTTCAGCGGAGGGAGGGTTTCGTCGACCTGGCGCGTCAGGGTTTCGTTCCACATGCCGCGCTCGAAAGCCGCGTTGTGGTGAACCATCGGACCGCCATCGGCGACGTGCTCGATCAGATCCTGTGGGAAGGGCTCGCCTTTACGCCAGCGACG